CGAAGGCTTCGATAATGATCCAGTAATTTTTAATGCATCTATAACTTTCATAATTTCTTATACTCTCCAATTGTGGCAAGCTTGAGGCTTGCCGCTTGTTGCTTGTTGCTGGGCCCTTACCGTGGCCCTGACGGGTGGCGTCACTCTTTATGGTCCCGTACACGCTCACAAATCGAGGACCGGTCAAGAAGTGATGAAGCCCAGCGGCAATTGTTTACCGGTCGACCAGGGCTTATGTCCTTGACCCCAGGTCCATCCATGTACGAGTTTCGCCTCTCGCAGGTTTGCAGGATAGACCAGGGCTCAAGGGCGGAGGTTTAACTTTATAACCTTCAGTCCCCGCCTTTGAACTTATTTGTAATATATACACTTGACAATCATTTGTCAATAGGATAATCTAGGATAAATAACGAAAGGATATAACATGCCAAAAACAATGACAAAATATCAACTAGACCACTTCAAGTCTAAGGTGCGAAGAAACTTCAATCCTTTAATTGAAGAACAGGAATTGTTGGTAAAACAATATAGAGCCGAAGCGACTGAAAAGATAGTCGGGAAGCTCGCTAAGAAAATGGGCGCTGATAAAATCTTAAATGAATTCAGGAAGGCGGAAGCTCAACTGAAGGCAATACAAGACAAAGCTCGTACCTTCTTCAAGAAGAAGGCAGAGAAAGACCCAGAAAAGAAAAGTCTTAATTACAGTATAACAGACAGAGACGAGAGGCTATCTCTTAAAGATTGTGAAGAGCAATTAAAAGATTGGGCAAGAGAGCTGGTTGATCGTGAAATAAGAAGAAGACCTGAAGGCTTGAAGCTCAAACAGCTTGAGGACTTGAAGCAAAGAGCCATTGATACTGTTATGGAAAGTGGAACACCTGACGAGTTAATCAGGCAACTAGACCTAACAACCAAGAAGATTGGTATTGCGTGGGTTGTGGATACTTCCAAGATAAAACAATTAGGTGTAAATTAACTATTGACTTGCTATCCTATTCAATGTAGGATAGCAAGTAACGAAAGGCATACATGAATAGAGATAAACTAATGGCACAAACAGACTTTGTTGTATCGTGGCACGCAAAGAAATATAACAAGGTTATTTTTAGAATAGGCAATCTAAATAAAGAGGGTTGCAGAACATGGGAAAGTAATGGTAAAAAGTATATGTGTTTTTGGGACACAGTATTACAGAGATATACAACTTGTATTAATCCCATGATCACATACAAACGAAAGGCACAATAATGTACAATACAATACTATACATAGGACTAGGGCTTATAGCGGTAGGCTTTATTGGTTTCATGATTTCCTGCATCATGGAACGACACTACGAAACAAAGTTATTTGAACTAAACGAGAAACTTAGGAAAGATGATAAATGGAGATCTGGGAAATAGCATTAGGTTTTGTTCTGGGGGTTTTTATTATCTGGTATTATACTTGACATAGTTTTAGTAATAGGATAATATAGGACCATGACAGACAAAATAAAAGCGACTAATCCATACTCTGGACAATCAGAAATGTTAACTCAAGATGAATATATAGTTTACACAATGGTGAAGAAGTTCGAAGAGATTGGAGAATATAAATTAATGCAGGAGGGTTTAACTAAATTTAGTAAGATGAACCCAAAAGCATACATGACACTACTAGATTAATCATGAACCAGGGCGCCCCTTCGGGGCGCCCTGGGCCCTTCGGGCCTAATAGAGGTACCAAGACCCAACTAAATTTTTGACTTTTTTGTTTTATTAAATTACTAATTTATAGAAGGGGTCCCACGATATACCCTATATTGCTAAGATTTGGATGTATAAGGTCGTGAAATACTTTTTAAGGTTTCAAAATTTACCTGTAAAAATTTTGCAAAAAATGAAAACTTTATGAATATAGACTTAGAAAAGATAAAGAAACTACCTCCTGATGTGCGTGATGATTTTATGCGTACCTTTCTGCAATACGAGGAAAAGAAAAAAGAATCTAAGATACGATCTGATTTTCTAACTTTTGTAAAACACATGTGGCCTGATTTTATAGAAGGGTCCCATCATAAAATTGTAGCTGATAAATTTAATAAACTTGCTGAAGGTAAGATCAAAAGATTAATTATTAATATGCCACCAAGACATACGAAGTCTGAGTTTGCGTCTTACTTCTTGCCTGCATGGATGGTTGGTAAAAATCCTAAATTAAAAATTATCCAATCAACAAATACAACTGAACTATCTGTAAGGTTTGGTCGTAAAGCAAAAGCACTTATGGACTCTGCAGAATACAAACAAGTTTTTCAAACTAGATTAAATCCAGATTCTCAAGCTGCAGGTAAATGGGAGACAGCACAGGGTGGTGAATATTATGCAGCCGGTGTTGGATCTGCAATTACAGGTAGAGGTGCAGATTTATTAATTATTGATGACCCACACACTGAACAAGATGCAATGAACTCACAAGCATTAGAGAGAACCTTTGAGTGGTATACTTCAGGACCACGACAACGTTTACAACCTGGTGGATCTATCGTTGTTGTAATGACACGATGGAACTCGAAAGATTTAGCCGGACGCCTGGTCCATGCACAAAAAGAACCGAGAGCAGATCAGTGGGAGGTTGTAGAGTTTCCAGCTATTATGCCAAGCGGTGAACCGCTTTGGCCAGAGTATTGGAAGTTAGATGATTTACAATCTGTTAAAGCATCTATTCCTATTTCTAAATGGAATGCTCAATACATGCAGAACCCTACATCAGAAGAAGGAGCTTTAATTAAACGTGAATGGTGGCAAACTTGGGAAGATGACATACCACCTCTACAACACGTGATACAATCTTACGACACAGCATTTATGAAAAAAGAAACCGCTGACTATTCTGCAATCACAACATGGGGTGTGTTTCAAAAAGATGAAGACTCAGGGCCACAATTAATGTTAATTGATGCAATCAAAGGAAGATACGAGTTTCCAGAACTTAGACGAATTGCATTAGAACAATATGGTTATTGGCAACCTGAGACAGTTATTATTGAGTCTAAGGCATCTGGTCTGCCTTTAACTTATGAGTTGCGTAAAATGGGAATACCGGTTATAAATTTCTCTCCTAGTAAAGGCAACGATAAGCATACTAGGGTAAACGCAGTTTCTCCGCTGTTTGAATCGGGGAGAATATGGGCGCCCACTCACATGGAGTTTGCACAAGAGGTTATCGAGGAATGTGCTGCTTTTCCTTACGGAGACAACGATGACTTGGTGGATTCTATGACACAAGCAGTTATGAGATTTAGACAAGGAGGTTTAATTCAGCATCCTGAAGATGAGAAGGACGAACCTCTAAATAAGATTAAAAGGAGTTACTACTAATGATAAAATTATTACAAAGAATTTTTGGTAAAGATATCTTAACCAAAATCATTGGTACAAGAACGAACGTGGCCAAGCCAATTAAGTTTGATAAAAACAGTCCTTTTAAAAAATATTCTGACGATGCATTCAATGACCCAAAAGTTTTAGATTTCATTGAAAAGAAACTAGAAGAATACGCACCTTATGCTTTATCAAATAAAAACAGAAGAGAAGTTGCTAACTATGAACAAAATGCAAAAAGATTTTTAGACGCTAAGAATAAACAAACAGGCACAACAAAAGGTATGGTTCAATCTGTAGCTGAGTCTATGTTTGGTCCTCTTGGTACAAAAGCAGAAAAGACAGGTGAGGCTACAAATGTTTTTGATATTAAAACAAAACAACCTGTTGATGATAAAGGTATTGCGACTTTGAAAAAAGAACTTGGTTTACCCGAAGGTGTTGAACCAGGAAGTTTAGCAGACAAAGCTATTAAAGACTCTGCTCAATATAAAATGGATCAGCAAGGTGTAAAATCTGTATTAGATGAAGACTATGTACCACCGAAGACAAGCACGTTAGAAGAAGATGAAATTGCAGACATGGGCGCAAGAAGTTACAGTGCTATGCAAGAAGGAAAACGAAGAGCTGTTATAAGACAGATCTTATTAAAAGATGATCGGATTAATCTACCAGAAGATACTAGAAAAAGTTTAGCCAACTACGATGACTTAAAAGGTGGCGGTGATCAAAACATGGATCCGTTAAAAGTTTTTGAACAATATTACGATAGAGATAATGAAATATTAGGAACGCTAGATGGTATCATCGATACGGCTAGAAGTGAATTTGAAGCAGCGGATGAGTTCTTATCTTTGAAAAATAATTTTAAAGTTAAAAACCTTGATGACCCAGATGATTTAGCTGAGGGTGGTAGACCTGGTTTTAAAACAGGCACGATTATGAATCCCCAGATGGCAGACTTTATAGAAAACTATTCTGATCAAATGACGTTTGAAGAATACTTGCAGATGATGTCTAACAGAAAAAATAAAGCAGGCGGCGGTCTAAATAATGTATTAGGAGTTTAGATGAAAGTATCTGAATACAATCAAATGATGGCTTATATAAGAAAGCCAAAACAGTTTACCTTACCAGAACCCAAGCCCCAGGAACTTTTAGAAATACAAGAAGATGCTAGAAAAGAAAGACTAGAAGATACTATGGATAAAACTCGTCCTTTCTTAATGGATGAGTCTGTAGATTTTATTGAGAGGGAAGAGTTTTTTCAAGGTAGCCGTGGTAAAGAGTTTGCAGATTTACCACAAGAAATCTTAGATAGGTTGTTACCTATTGAAGGCACAGACATATTTACAAAAGGAAAAAAAATTGAATTAACTCAAACAGGTAAAAATCTTTTAAAAAATTTTGATACTTTAATTACTTATTACAATACAAATAATATACCCACACCATCTAGAGTTGATATATTTAATTTGGCTGGAGCTAATCAAATTGCAGAAAATAGAGGCGGTGTTAAGACACCTATTTATAATAACGTCACTAACGTAGCAATTAAAGCTGGCAAACCATTTAGAGATGCTGCAAAAAATTTAATCTCAGATTCAGAAAAAATAAATAACTATATTAACAACGTCATGCTAGATCCAAATGCAGATTGGAGACAATTTAAAAATCCAATTCAACATTTAAATAAAATTTTTAATTATGGCACAGGAACTATTGCAAGAATGGTAAAAGCAGGAAAGATACCAGCTTTTAAAGAAAATAAAAAATTATTTGATAGTTTGTCTAGAACTACTTTTACTGGAAAATTTGAGGGAGGAAGTAGATTAAAAACTATAGAAGATGTTATAGAATATATTGATGCTAGGCCACCTGCTAATAGTTTAGGTTTTAGTAAAAATACATTTGATAAATTTATTATGGAGTCTGCGTATAGAAATTTTAAAGCAGCTAACGCGGCTGGTGTAGATCCTAAAGTTAGATTCATAGGTAATCCTGCTTTTCAAGATTTTAAAGATTGGAAGTTTGTATACAAAGGAGAAACTTTTCAATTAAACCCAACAGAAGCAGAACTCACAGATAGAGAAATGAGAAAAAATGCTCTGCCTGATTCTGCTAAAAAGATAAACGATTTAAATGTTGACATAAGTGT